GTATTCACCTATCTTTGTCTCTTTTTCTTTCTCAGGTGTCATATCATCATCTACATCGTGTCCGTCTACGTGTCCTTCACCTACATCATAATAACGACCAAGAATGTTACCCATATCTTCATATAGTGCTCCCATTCTTTGTTGAAGACCTTTAGCTTCAGAAGCTATTTTACTGAATTGTTTTGAGAGACCTGTCAATTCTTTCATATTACGGTTTACGGTAATCTTGTCAAACCAATCTTCTGTTTCACTTAATGTATGTCCTTTAGCCTGATTAGCTATCCAACTTAGTTTTTCAGCTATCTTCATAATGTTTGATTCACCAAAGATAGACTCTCCTAGTTTATTGTAAGTGGCTAACTCACTGGTCAAACCTTTCACATCAATACTATCTTCTTCCTCTACACCGTATTTTTCTTTTACAATTTTAGACATACTAATTTGATTAGATGCCGGAGTCGTTACAAGGCCACCTATCATAGTACCACTAAAATTTTCTTTTAATAAATCTTTCATTTTTATTTTCTTAGACATTTTGGTCTCCATTAAATGTATATATAAATATAAGTTATCTCAGTTTTCCTCTTTTAGAATATCTTCTGAATCCACTTCTTACGCGGTTCCAAAGTCCTCTCATTAAGTCTCGTTGACCTGTGCCAGTATCTTTGACAGGACCTGACATTATTGCTCTTTGTAAATCAAAAGCATCATACTTTTTACTTTTGACTCCGTCCATCATTGTTTTAACAACTTGTTGTGATGCCTTACCTAAAATCTTTCCCATCTTTATAATATCTTGTTCAACTTGTTGCTTAGCCTCAGGTGTACTGAAACCCATTTGTGAAGGAGAGGTGATAGGAGCTTCATTGAGTTCCTTCATTAAGTTTTTATATGTTGAATCTTTACTCATCTTCCTCGCCTCAATCCGAAAGCTTTTCTTTTCTTCATAGATTTTCTACGTTTTCTGATAATTTTAGCCATTTGTCCTCTTTTTTTGATAGCCGCTCTACGCATAGCTCTTCTTTTTCTCATCTTTTCACCAGCTGTCTTCACAACACATTTTTTCAAAGCAGGGACATATCTTTTGTTTGTAGGACATACGGTCTTTTTATATAATTTTTTTCCTCTTACAACTCTTTTTTTACGTAGTTCAGATACAAAGGCTTTTAATAAATGATTAAATTCTTTATCATCATTAATTATATCCTCGGTAACCTCTTCAAAAAATCCATTATCAAAGGCTTCTCTTATTAAATTTTCTAGTACAGCTAACTTCACTAAAATGCTCCGTCTATGTCTTTAAAGTTACTAAATTTTCTTTGAGCTTGTCTAAACAATTCTTTATCTAATCTATCTCTGGCAACATTTAATTTACTCATATCTCTAAGGTACAAACTTAATTCAAAAATATGACCATACATACTTACTAATTTTTTATCACCAATCATTTGTGCAAGAAACATTCTAGCTTTAGTGTGATTATTTCTATCAGTTAACGCTGCAATTTTATCAATATGTACTTTATTTAATTCTTTTTTCTCTGATAATATATTTTTTAATTTAATCATTATCTACCCTTCATTACCAAGTTTGCCAACTTGACTGCTTTAGGGACTGATAACTTTTCAATTTTCTTTCTCAACTCAGGATGTTTTTTGTATGCATCATATGTTTGAACAATATATTGAGCTGTAAATAAATCCATACCTTTTTCGTGTTGTTTATTTTTAACAACTTTTTTTGCTAAATCTATACCACTAATTTCATTTACGGATTCATCAATTGCCTTTGGATATTTTGTTTTCTTAGCAAGTTGTAAAAGTTTTTTTATATCGGCTGGTTTATTTCTGTTAAATTTATTAGCGTTCTTTTTATCTTTGAAGATTGCAGATACTTTTTTACCATTATCATCAATCATAATGATAATTCCTTTTTTACCAAAGTGTCTTTCATCAGATACAGAGATACGTTCATTTACGGATTCTTTTACATACATCAAACCATCAACGTTTTTAGGAAAATAATCTGTTTCTAAGTTTTTAACTAATTTACCCATCGCTACTGCAGCGGCTTGTTTTGAACTATAACTTTTAATTTTTTTTACTTTGTCACCTATTTTATTAGTTGTGTAAAGTGTATATCTTTCATTTACGGATTCTTTTATATCTGAAGTACCTGTCAATTTGTAACCAAGTTGTTCTGCATTCTCTTTTCTTGCTTTTTCGAATTTCTTTTTATCTTCACCTGCAAGTTCACCCCCGAAACCCTCATCTACTCCCTCAGTAGGATTCATAATGAAATCACGAGACTTACCAACGTAATCTTTAGCAAGTGTAATCTTATCAGTCCACCAACTCGGTAAGGAATCTTCATTGGACATTGAACGTAGTTTTTTAATGACATCAACCGAGTCTTGAATAATTAATTTTAACTTCCTCTCTATTGATGCTACGTCTGTATGTCCATCTTCATTCATATTTTCACTTCTCACCTTATTAGGTAGACCTTTATGTTTTGTTTTAGCAAAATCTTTAGCTGATTTCTTTTTCATTGATTTAGCAGCATCTTTAACTGCTTTACTCACTTTACTAGCAGGTATATCACCTTTTTTGTATGCGTGAACAATACCCATAAACTTTTGTTGAGCTTTAGATACAGAAGGCATTATTTCATTTTCTTAATGTAACCCACAACGTCTCTCATAAACTTAGTTACATTATCTTTATAAGACTTCTGAATAGCCTTTGATAATTTCTTATTAGCTTCGTTAGGGTCTCTCAAGAATCCTTGTTCAATTTTTTGCATTCTTTTTCTGAACTCTGCCTCTTGTCTGATTAACATACCTAATTGTACTTTTGTAAATCTTCTGTCGTCAGGGCCCTCTACAATAGATTCATCCATATCACTAAGATGTGATTGTATTCTTTTAGCTTGTCCTGCATGCATTTTAGAAGCTTTAGCTAATGCTTTCGATTGACCGGCGTGAAGTTTAGATGCTTTCTCTAATTCACCTACAATTTTCTTTAAATCATCGACACTTTCATTCATAGGTTCTTTTGATTCACAACAAGAGTCCCCACAATGACAATTTTCTTCGATTAATTCTTGAAGTTTAATCACGTGTTTTTCCTTTTAAACTGCTTAAATTTTACATCCATCTCAATCACATATTTTTTATAGAACGATTGTAATTCTTTTACTTGTTTTTTGTAATCAGCATCACCATCTTTTGTATCTTGAGCTAAATCTTTAATTAAAGTCTTTAGACTACGACCCACACTTACCATATGTCCTTCGATAGTTTTAAAGTAATTGTCATATCCAGCAAATCCCGTTTTGATTTTATCTTCTGAAATTTTTAGAGATGTATCTTTGTCTAGTCTCCAATCTTTCCATTTATTCATCATGCCAGTATAGTTTTTACTCATTTTCCACCGATTCTTTTATAAGTGTCTTTAAAATCAATCGTTTCATTTTTCTTCTTTTTCTTTTTCTTATCATCAAGTTCATTACCACTTCTTTTGTGAGAATGTTCTTGTATTTTAACTGGATTAAGATGTTCAACACTTACATTTTTGTAGTGTTTATCACCAAATTTAATATTACAAACTTCGACTTTCCCATCTTCTGTTAGAGAATGCCAAGTTACTTCACCTATTCCTTCATTCTTATACTTAGGAGACCCCCAAGTTGCGTGATGGAATCATTGATGTTGGACAGACCTATTGTATTTGTCCATTTTTTGTGTGGGTTGACTCATAATATTACTCCTGACCTATTAAGAGCAGTGAGATGCATCTATAGGTTTCTTTTCGATTTGTTTATATTTTTTTCCATTTATTGTAATAATTTTACCGTGACCTTCGTCCATATCATCATCACCAAATTCATCTTCCATATCAGCGAAAGCAGCTGCCTTAGCGTCCTCATCATCTTCGAAGTCTCTTTCGAAATCATCAGAATCTAAACCTGCTCCCTTAGGAGCTTCTTTATCATCACCGTCTTTTGAATCTTTTTTATCATCTTCTTTATCTAGTACAAATGCTCCTGCCGGATTTTTTGAATAGGTTGGAGCTTGTGGGTCATCGACCATATTTTTTTCTTTATATTTACCGTAACCAATATGTACGTAATCGTCATCATCTTGTGAAGCTTCATTCATTACGTCAGCTAATGTTGGGAGAGGTTCACCGAACTTTCTATCCCAAGCATGTTCTGTCAACATACTTTTTGCTATTTTTTTGTATGATTCTAAAATTTTCATCTTTATCCTCTCATTATATCATTGATGATAGCTTCTACTTTACAATATTCTCCGCAAGTTCTACCTGCTGGTAAATCTTTATCTACCGACTCATTCATTGGATACATAAAGGCTCCGTGAGTAGATGGGTTAGATACAAAGTCAAATGCTATAAGTTCAAAGTCAGGTTGTACTTGTGTAACTTGACGGTCATCCTCATTGACGGTTTCAACTGAACCCATACCACGAGAAGAGATACCAAGTTTGATACCAGACTTGAATAATTCTTTTAATATATTACCACTTGGTGTACTTAACACTTCAACGGTACCTAATAGATTATCACCTTCCCAATGCATTTCTTTAATGTTGTGAGATACATTCTGTAAATTCACGACTGAACTATCGGGATGGTCTAACTCACCCATAGCTCTACGTTCTTTAATAAATTCTTTTGTATATTTTTTAGCTTCTCTATGTAGAATCTCTTTAGGGTAAATTCTACCATTTTGATTTTCAGCTTCAGCTCTTTGTAGAACTCCTCTAACAACCAATTTACCATTATTTTCACTAATGGATTCTGATATTTGTTCAGGTTTAATTTCAAAGGGTAAATAATCTACGATTAATTGTTTCACTATAAACTCCGTTTTATTTTTTAGTAAAGTTGACCAACTTTATTAGCTAGTTTTACTAATCTTTCACTAATTTTTTTCATTGCTGAATGTGTTCTTTTCCAATAAGATGTAGAATCAACACCTACTTCATTCTTCAGTCTGACATTCATTTTGACAAGTCTGTCTAATTCATTTAATTTATCTCTGACTTCTCTCATTGAATATCCAATTTTTTGTTTTGGTGATAAAGATTCATCATTTCTATAATCGTGATACTTTCCCTCATTAACATTTTCAAGTTTCTTATCAACTTGTTTAGCCTTACCAGGTTGAACTCTCCTTACATTGGATATACTTTTTGCACCACCTTTGAGTTTTCTAGCTACTTTCATTTTAGCCGCTCCTGCTGAACCTGCGTCAACTATGATTGTCAATTTCACACCACCTTCATCTTTTATATCTAAAGCAAATCTAGCTTCAGATACTTTTGAGTATCCTGCTGCGTTAGCTATTTTCTTTTCTTTTTCTTTATCTTTTTTCTTTTTAGGTTTAGATTGGAATGCGTAAGGAGTTTTAGGAGGACCTTCACCACCATCAATAGCTCCTGTTACAGAAACTTCCTCTAATTCTTTTTTGATGAGTTCTCGGACTAACGCTCTAAGTCGTTCAATTTGAGTGGACATTTTCAATCTCCTTAACAAGTTCATAATATCTCATTAAAGTCAAAACTTGTTTTTCGTTTACAATTTTTCCTTTTGTCAAATTACCTATTTGATTTATAGACTCGGTCAATTTTATCTTTGTGATTGTATCACTTACTTGGTCAACGTGTTTTTCGAGTAATCCTTCGATTTTTTTGACTTCTATATTTACAAACTCACGTAATGAATTTGTATTACTGATATTATTAATGTAACTTTTAAGTAGATTTTTTTGAGATTCGTTTAATGACTTATATTTTGTATTAAATTTATCTACCAAAATTTGATATGTAAGTAATCTCAAATCTTTGTCGTTTTGAGAATACTCTTTTAAAATTTTATCTTTTACTTGTTTTGTTGTGATTTTTTTATTTGTAATATGTTCTAAAATCGTGTGTTTGGAACTTGTAGTTTGTTCCGGATTAAATGATACGGTAGTAGCACTTTCTGATAAAAAAGTGTTATAGATAGCTGCTAATAATCTGTAATTAGTAATTCTACCATTAAAAAAATCTGTCGAGTTGTAATTCTCTTTTATTTCTTTGATTAAATTATATTTTTCATTACGTAACTTTGCATTACTAAGTTTTTTTCTTGATTCAACAACTGCAGATAGTAAATCTCTGGCTTTTGTTTCTGAGTGATAATGTTTTTCAGATAAAATACGATAAAATTGTAATTCTTTACCTAGTTCTGTTTCTTCATTAAAATATTTCTTGACTATTTTAACTGATTTAGTGCTTTTTCCAGCTAAAACATCAGCTGTAATTTGTCTTGTTAGTAATTCAAAAAGAATACTTGTATTCTTTATTTTAGAATGCTTTAATTTGCGAGCCATTATATAATACTCCATTTCATTATATATTTTGTCATAAATAAATATAAAGTTAAATAATAATTATTCATTTGAAGTGTCTTTAGTTAAAGAAGTTACCTCATCCTTATACTCTTTTTCAACTTCAGAAGTTTCCGTGATAATTTTTGTATCAACTTTATTAAAATTCATCGATTTTTTCAAGGCATCATAGTGAGCTAGAGCAAGCGGTCTACCATATTTAGGTGCTCCACTACCACCTTTCTTCATATCGTGAGCTCCTAATGGGTCTCTACCTCGAGCACCACTATCTTTTCCATACTTGTTAGGTTCTTTCGGTCTTCCTGCTCCTTCAAACCCACCTTCTGGTGCTCCTCCCTTATCATCTAATTCGTGTCCTGTTCTTCCCATTGCCATATCTGATGGAGTACCTTTTGCTTCACCTGATTTAGCTGGGTCGTTACCTTCATTCTCAATCTGGGAACGTCTAAACTTTTGTTTGTAATCAAAGGCTATATTATCATCTTCTTCTTTAATTTGTTCTTCAGTAAAACCAAATACATTTTTGTAAATCCATTCTGAAGACACAAGTCCATCTTGTAACATTGAAGAAGCTAAACTTGTTTTACTATTCCAGAGTTCAATCTTTTCTTGTTCGTATATTGTTGAGGGACTTGTCAAAGCAAGTTCGAAATTGACTAAATCAGCATCTTGATACCCTTGAGCATATAAATGAACGATAGCCATTTTTGTTAATTCACTTATAGCTATTCTTTGTATTCTTTCTATTGTACGAGCAAATCTTACATCTTCAGCAGCTAAAGTAGCTTTAGAACCAACATTTTCTTCGAATCCTAAAAACGCTTTAGGTATTCTAAGAGATGATAATAATTTATTTTTAAGATACTCAATGTCTTCTGTAGCCTCATAAGTTAAACCTGGTAATGAATCGATACTCGTACCACTATCACCACCTCGTACTGGTAAGAAGAAGTCTTCTGTTATGTTTTGCATATTGTATCGTAAGTTGTAATCACCAGTGTCTTCATCAACAACAGGAGCTTTCTTCATCTTGTTGATAACTTTTTGCATATAATTATCAACTTCAGCAGGAGGTATATTACCTATGTCAAGTTTAAAAATTCTTTTTTCAGGAGCTCTCATAATTCTATGAATCATCATAGCGTCTTCCATCAATGTTACTTGTTTCCAAGTTTTTCTACCACCCTCAATTTGGGACTTACCATAAGGTAAATAATTTGAATCTGATAATAATCTGAAGTGAGCTACTTCATAATTTTCTAATTCTGTCCTTGTTGAGGAACGTTCAGCTTTATATCTATGTTCACTTGTTGTTGATTCGATAAGAAACTTTACATATTCAGGATTCTCAGGGTCGATTCCTTCAATTCTTGATGTGTCATAAACTGAAAGAGGTACAACATTCGTGATACCGTATTTTTCATCTATCTCTAGTTTCAAAAAGAAATCACCATACTTACACATATTACGAACCCAAGGCCATAAATTAAATTCAATATTCACTACATCATAAAATAAATTATGTAATATTTCTCTTATCTGGTCATTATCAGTTTTGATTTCTAAAACATCACCGTATTCTGATTTCATCGTAGATTCGTCAGCATAAATGTCAAGAGCTGAGGAAATTATAGCATCACTATCCATAGACTCATAATCTTTAAACAAGTTCAGTCTCATTGTCTTGGTCATCAAAGCATCTGAGTAACCACTAAGTCCTACACCCGTAAATATTTTTTGATATCTGTCAATTAGATTACTTTTCTGATATGCTTGAGTACGACTCGTGTCTGATACTTTAAGTTTTTTACCTCCAACATTTCTTACTACTACGTTTGTAGAAAATAGTCTTAATAATCTACTTCTTAAGCCTGTGTCAGCCATTTTTTACCTCTTTAATTAATCAACCATTCTAATGATTCTCGTTTTTTTCCTGTTTCCCATTTCCAAGAATCATTCTGATTGTTTGTTGGTGTATAAACACCTTGATTTGATGTTATACTATTCATTGCTTTTTTTTGTAATTCTATTCCTTCAGCCCTTAATCTCAGGGCTGTTTCTCTTATCCATAATCCCATAGCGAAAGACATTACTAAGTCATCATTATATCCTGACATTGCTTCTGCTCTGCTTCCATTATAAATAAATACAAATAATTCATCTATTAATCTCTGAGAATGAACCGTAACAGCTCTTTCTCTAAAAAATTCTTCTAACTTAGAAACTACCAAAGGTCTCGTTTTAGAAGTGATTGTGAATCCTGGTACAAGTTGTTTTTCCATTCTGTTAATTTTATTATTTATCTGTCTATGTACATCAACAACTTGTAAATCTTTACTCATATAAAATAAATTTTCATACTCTCTATCAATGACTTGTTGAATTGTAGCCCAACCAATATTGTTGTTCTCAATCACTAATAAAGCGTTATTATATTCAGTAGCTATATTAACTAACAGATTACCATAATCTCTCGTAGACATCCTACCTTTATATTCAGCTACTTGTTCTAATGTCTCTACATCAAGTATATGAAAAGCTGAATAGTCTGTACTATCACCACGACTAACGTCAGCACAAACAACATAATCTTTCGTATAGTTCGGAGGTTCCCATATCCAAACATTTGAATCAATACCTCTTTTTTCGATTGGTTCTTTAACTTGTTTTTCTCTATACTCTTCAAGTATAATACCATCGACTACACTTTGACCTGATGTTATAAAATCACAATCACATTCCTGAGCAGCTAATGAAGGACCTAAAAGTGTATCTTGTTCATCTCTCCACTCCTGTTCTCTATCAGGATGTACGGTCCAATGTAATCTGATAAAATTAAAATCGTTTAATTTATCTTCAGCGTCCATCCAAGTTCTATGAAACCAATTACCTACACCATTAGGTGTTGAGAGAGCGATACATTGTCCACCTGTAGATAACGTCTGTGATGCTGCTGCCCATATACCATCAATCTTATCAATAAACGCTGCCTCATCAAGTATCAGTAATGATAGTGCTTCAGAACGACCACTATCCTCACCACTTGATACAGCTTTTATTTGAGAACCATTCTTGTATCTCAAACTCAACTTGTTGTCTTCAACACAAGGTTGTTTTAACCAACTTGGTAAGTTAGCATGCATCACACGAACTTTTGTTACCAAGTTTTTTGCTACCTCTTGTTTAGTAGCAATTACCAAGATGTTCTTATCTGGATGAAAAGTCATCATCCATAAACTATATCCGGCTGTCAATGTGGAAATACCTAGTTGACGAGCTTTTAAAATAATATTGAATCTATTATTTACAAACTCTCCTACGGTTTTTTCCTGAAAGTCATAAAGTGCAAAAGGAACTTTACCCTGTATCGGATGTTGTATCATACAATACTTTTTCAAAAAATAAACAGGGTCGGAAGCACACTTCACATACTCCTGTTTAATCACATCTTTGAGTTGTCCTTTTGAATTTCTTTCCATATTAGTATAATACAGAAACCGTTCCGCTTCCAGTGATTCTTGAAAGTCCTATTTCATAAACTTCTTTAGCATTTATAGCACTAGCTGCGACTGGTGCTCCTTCAACTGGATGAAGAACCGTTGTACCTGCTGTTTGTATTATAAATCCATCTGAACCAGCATGTGAACCAGATAAGTGATGGTCACCTGCTCCAAACTCTACAATTTTATTGTATTTAGCACTTGGTTTAAAAGTTGGTGCACTACGACTAGACACATCTGTTCTGGCTCCTGAGCCACGTTTTACTTCTGCCATTTAATTTCTCCCTAATTTAAGACCGGCATTTCTTAGTAATTCATTAAAAGAAAATTCACTTCGTAAATCTTCTAGTTTAAATGTTTTAAATAGTTTTGATTGTAGCATACTATCAACCATATCGTCATAAACTTTTTCAGTTTCATCGATTTCTGTTTGATTTGTTTTAGCGTACTCAAGTGCTACAAATTTTAGGTCAGATAATAATGAAATCAAATCTTTGAGTTCTTTTCCTCTTATTACGTAAACTTCTTTATCTTGAATCATCTATCTTCCTGTATATAAATATGTTAAACTAGAGATTCTTCTAATTTATCTAAAAATTCTAAATATTCATCAGCTTTTTTGTTCATTTCTTCAGCATTCATTGTCCATTTGTCTTTATCAACTGAATACCCGTCTGGTCTGTATTGTTCAAAGAACTCAGGTGTGTTTTGTTCTTTAAATTCTTTAATTTGTGTTCTTTGGTCTTTGATATAAGCTAACTTACTCTCTTTTATGTTATTTTCTTTCCATTCATCGTAAGTTCCATCGATTCTCATCTTATTTTCTAATTTTATCTGACAATCAAAACAATGATTGTACAGAGCCCAAGTTTTGTTGTCCATTCTATGTTTCATAACCTTTTCACACTTAGGACAGAACCAAGGCATTCGAGCTTCCTTCATTATATCAGATAATCTGTCTATTTGGTCACCTGATTTCTGTTTTTTTCCCGTATAACCTACTTGAATTTTTTGTTCAGGTGTTCCTCCTCTTAAAATTGATTGTAAAGCGTCATTTTGACGTTTATTCTCTTTACTATAGCCTGCCATAACTACTCCTAAAAATTTAATAACCCTAAAATTTGATTTATGGGTGCGAAAGCACCTGTAAACTTATATGTTTTACCTTTATACTTAAAAACTATTCCCTCTGATGGTACAATCGAAGATAATCCTCCGATTTTATTTAATTTGTCAACTTGATTCTTTAAAGTTTCTATTTTTTTAACATCTTTACTCTTTTTCACTACTGATATAGCATTTATCACATCTTTTCTGATACGTTGAACTGCTTTATCTGGTGATACTGATAAAAATCCACCTATATTTTTTAATATTTCAGCTCCTACATCGAAAAACAATACTTCAAAAGGTTTCATATTGTCTTTTACCCATTTTTGATGGTCATTTTTATCAAATGAGAGAGCCCAATCAAGAAATTTTTTGTTTTTAATGTCCTTTTTCATCGTAGGTATCTTATATGACTTATCAAAGAAAGCCCACCTCTTTGTTAAATTGACTAAAACTTTATTCGGTATCTTATATTTGTATTGTTTTGATGCATTAAATATAAACTCTTCCCAAAATGACTGGTGATATTTAGCTAATGTATCATTATCTTTCAGATTAAATTGTTTTTGTAATTTATTTAGTCGGTTTAGATATCCTCTTTTCTTTTTACCGAAATTTTGTACTTTTGGTACGGTTAAAAACTGAGGTTTACCTATTGTATAATTTTTTTGTACATTTTGATTTACTTGTTTAATCATACCAGCTAACATACGAGCTGAATCTTTTGGTTGACCTATTGCAGTACCACTTTCATCATACTCTAATGTACCATGAAATACTATTTCTGCCACATCATAATCAATTACATTTGCTGTTTTAGGATACATAACCTCTAAATTCATCCATCGTTTACCATTACCAAATACTTTTTCTTTTTGAGCGTCTGATAACTTACCAATAGATTTACTTAAATCTTTCATAGCAAAAACAAAAGCATTCTTTATATCACCACGACCAGCGAACTTAGATGCTACACCAGCTGTGTCCATTGCTGTTGCTCCGAAGTTTTTAAGTTGACCTTTGTTTCTAGCTGTAACCAATTTACCATTTACCCAAGAAACCATTAAGTTTTGACCATCAAGTTTCTCTGTAACATTATCTTCTCGGTTTAATTTACCACCGAGTCCATTAATAATTATCTGCTTTAAATCTGAAAATGTAAGATTTTTGTCGTCAAAAGGATGGTCCATATGTCCGTAAGCTCCTCCTTCAATTATCAATGATACTTCGTTATCTAAATTAATAATCTCTGATAAACTCTTCACATATTTTTTAGCAGCTTTCTCTCCTTTGTTTTTCGATACCCATCTAACAGCACTTTGTTTCGAAATCATTTTCTTTCGACCTCGAGGATTGGGATTCTTAACAATGTCAGGACCTTTTGTTTTCTTTTGTTTATCTAATTTTTCTTTTTTTCTTTTTTTATAAGCTCTAATTGCTCCGAAAGTGAGTCCTGCAGCCATCGTTCCTGCTTTACCTAATAGTTTTACATAAGGAGCTGTCAATCCTGTAGCACCTCCCACTGCTGTCAAAATTAAAAACTTTGTACCCATTTCACCAGCGAATAAATCACTAAACGAAACATCACCTGTAGCAGCTGCTGTTGCTGCTGCTGACAAATCTAAATCGTATTCAGGGTCACCTATAAAAGTCATCTTTGTCCAAGCATATGTTACAGCTGCTGCCGCTCCAAGTCCCATAACTCTTTTCAATTTAGGATGATTTTGTAAAAAATTATCTAATTTTTTTAATCCTTTTTCTTTCTTTTGACCGAACTTTGTTTTTGATAGTTTTTCAGCTATTTTATCTGGTACATAATTTATAATTCTTTGATAAGCCTGAAATCCTTTTTTAGCATTTTTAGTAACTTTTTCTAAACTAAAATCATTTAATTTAGCAATAGAAAAAGTATTCTTATTCATCATTGTCTTACGAATTTTATCAAGAGGTTGTTTAGCCGCTTTACTAACTTGTTTTAAGAAGTTATCAAATTTGACACCCTCTTCTAATGTCATACCTTCTGATTCTTCCAACCATAACTTTTGAGTCCACCAATCAACCGAAAAAACTTGTGATTCTTTTAAATCTGTATTTTCTGTTTCACCGTCAGCTCCCGGTAATGGAGGTGCATCTGTATGTACCCCTTTATCATCTAATCCCATCCACTTTACTACTTCATAACCAACATTTCGTAACACTACGTTATTTATGTGTTGTTCGTATTTCGAGTTATCTGAGAAAGATACAGCGGGCACTATCGAGTACTTTAGTGTATAATCATAACTAGGACTCATAGCGTTAGGACTTAAAATATAATCGATAATTTCCCAACCAGTGTCTTGATACATTGAATCAATCCATTTTTTACTTTCGACTTCATAATCATTGAATCCTTTATAAAAAATAGGAGGTCCGTCGTCAACAGGTGAACCTATGGTAAGACTACTTTCTTTTATTATATCTTGTATATTATTTTTAGAAAGAAAATTATCAAAAGACTCAAATAACTTTTTAAATTTATTAGTCATCATATTATAGATTCCCTGGTCAAAATATCCAAAAGATGTTTTAAATAATTTTTTTCTATTTTTTTCATAATCAGGTGAACCAAGTAATTGTCTCATTACGGTTCCACTCACTTCTTTACCCCCGACTTTAACTGAAACGTGTGGTGCTGTAAGAATATATCCACGTTCTCTATATCCAACCATATTCTTTTTATTCTTTTTATAATCATCAAAGTATGCTCCAGCCTTTAATCTATTAGCATCTTTCTTACCAAAAATATAAATTACTGCAGTTGTTTTTTCATCAAATTTCTTTAAAGTATTTTTAGCTTGATATGGAGACGTTTCCATAATGATTTTATTTTTAGGTATACCCATTTTAACCATATGACGAACTTTTTCTGCAAAGTTCATTGGGTGTCTTGGTAAAGATTTTAGATTAGATGTAACGATATATGCATCGTCAACTTGGGTTTTTAACCACTCGTAGGTTTTTTTGTGATGAGGACCAAATGGTTGAAATCTACCACCATAGATACCAACTACTTTTTTGATTTCTTTTTGTTCATTAACTTTTTTATAACCACTACCATAAGGAACTGAACTATGTCCTTTACGTTTCATCTTTTTTACACCTTTACGACTCGGTGATGGAATATCTTCTGTTGTTCTCAAACTTCTATTTATTTTTTTATGTAGTCTTTTCATTTTTTTACGTTGTCCAAGACTTGTAGGTATCCAATCAGGTCCAAACGTGTAGTCATCCGTACCTACAACTTTTTTGTTTGAACCTAAACCTTGTTCGTTTTTCTTTTTTGTCTTCTTTTTCATTTGATTGATATATCTACGATAGACAGCAGCTTGAGA